CAATTTATACACATAGATGATAAAACTAAAAAAATAAATGTAATTTATGGAAAGTATAAAGATTTATCACGTTTAGAAGAAGTTGGATATTTTGATATAAAATAAAAAAAATGAAATTACAAGACGATTTAATATACATAAAAGACAATAAAGCTGTTCCAAGTCCTTACGCTAAAACTCTAGTAGAGTTTAAATCACTTAAAACGGAAGAACTAGGTTATATCTATTTTATGGTAGATCACAGATCTCCTTTTGCAGTGTATGAATGGGATCAGAGAGCTATTGAAGTAAAAAATAGTATCTTTGGAAATAAAAAGTGGACCCCTTCCGCAAAGATTTTAGGAGCTTGTGATAAGTATGAAAAATTAATAGAAACTTCAGCAGTTAGATTATTAAAAGCTGCAACTGAATCAGTAGTTAAATTAGAAAAATATTTTAGAACTATAGATTTAACAATGATGGATGATAATGGTAAACCAATATTTCACGCAAAAGATTTAATAAACAATTTAGAAAAAATGGGTAAAGTAGTTGATGGATTATCTAGATTAGAAGATATAGTAAAAAGAGAAGAGCAAGCCGCCAACACAAATAGAGGTGGAATTGAAGTAAATAAATATAGTATGTAATGGAAGAGTGGAGAGAAAATCAAAAAAATTATGAAGAAGATTTAGATCTTTATGCGTCTGCAATGATAAATGCGTATTCAATTATAACTAAAGAAAAAACATTAGATGATATTTACTATGATCTAGAAGAAGGTAGAATAGATACTTTACCTTTACCGTTTGATCCAACGTATGAAGATGGTAGAAGTGATGATATAATAGATGTAGTTATAGAGTATTTTACAAGTACTGAAGAATATGAAAAGTGTGCTAAACTAGTTAAAATAAAAAATGAATGTCAAAAGAACAATTCAGAGATACAGACAGATTAAGACCTTCTGCAATATCTTTTTTAACTAATGGATATTTTACTGGTGCATTACCAGGCACAAAAGAGTATTATGAATTTTGGGATGAGGAAAAGAAGAGATGTCTTTATGGATATAATATAGACGAGTTACATATAACTGGTTTTCATTATTTTTATTTAAACTATTGTCCTATTGATAGAGCTGTAGACGAAGAACTTCCTGACGGAACAATACAAGCGCGTCGTGAGCGTACATTCCCTAGATTTTATGATGGAGACTGGGAATATTTCCAAGAAATAGACAAAGCAAGAGCAGATAACAAACATATGATTGTATTAAAAGCTCGTCGTAAGGGATATTCTTACAAAGCAGGATCTATGCTTGCTAGAAACTACTTTTTTGTAAAAAATTCTAAGAACTTTGTATTTGCCGCCCAAAAAGAATATTTAATTGGGGATGGCCTTTTATCTAAAGCTTGGGAATTCTTATCTTTTATAGATGATCATACAGCATGGTCTCAACCACGTCTTAGAGACCGTGAGATGCATAAAATGTCTGGGTATAAAAAGAAAGTAAATGGTTTAGAGATTGAAATGGGTATGAAATCTCAAATAATGGGAGTATCATTAAAAGATAACCCAGATAAAGTAAGGGGTAAAGCCGGAGAGTTAGTTTTCTTTGAAGAAGCAGGATCTTTTCCAGGATTATTAAAAGCTTGGGAAGTAACTATGCCAACAATGAGACAAGGTAGTAAAACATTAGGAATGATGGTAGCTTTTGGTACAGGTGGTACAGAAGGAGCTGACTTTGAAGCTATGGAAGAAATATTTTATAATCCTGCCGCATATGATTGTATGGAATATGAAAATATATGGGATGAGGGCGCAATGGGAACTAAATCTGGATACTTTATTCCTATACAAAAGAATTTAGATGGATTTATAGATGAATATGGAAATTCACAAGAACAAAACGCAATAGAATATGAAGGCGGAATGAGGGAGAAGAAGAAAGGTGCCGCAGATGCTAAATCATTAGACCAATATATAGCTGAGCATCCTTTTTCTCCCCAAGAAGCCACTCTTCAAGTTACTTCAAATTTATTTGATGTAGCTTCTTTACAAGAGCAATATAATAATGTTAAAGCTAGAAATTTACAATCTATAGGTACTGTAGGTAGATTTTATTATGATGGAAAAGGAGAAATTAAATTTACACCTGATGGAGATCTAAGACAAATTATAAAGTATCCGCATAGGAAAGATGATGATATTACAGGAGGTATAATTATCTATGAAGCTCCTTATAAAAATGAAAAACAGCAAGTTCCTACAAATCTATATGTAATTTGTCATGACCCTTATGGACAGAATCAATCTGCAGATAGTTCATCTTTAGGAGCAGCATATGTTTTAAAAAGGCCTAATAATTTATCTCAACCAGATGATATTATTGTAGCTTCTTATGTAGGAAGACCTAATACGCAAGATGATTATAATAGGAATTTATTTATGCTTGCAGATTACTATGGATGTAAAATTGGGTTTGAGAATGATCGAGGAGAAGTTATAGCATACGCAAAACGACACAGAAAGTTACATAGATTGCAAGAAGAATTTGAAATGTTAGATAAAAAAGCTTTACGATCTAAGACTGTAAAACGTCAATATGGAATGCATATGACAGAAGCTAGAAAGCGTCAAGGAGAGATTTATATACGTGATTGGCTAAATACTACAAGAAATACAGATGAAAATGGAAAACAAACACTAAATTTGCATAAAATATATGATCCAGCTTTATTATTAGAATTAATAAAATTTAATCATAAAGGTAACTTTGATCGTGTTATGGCATTTATGATTGGTATGTATCATACTAGAGAATTGTATAATACAGAAGTTAAAGAAATTTTAGAGGACAACTCTAGTAATAAATGGTTTGATCAAAATTATTACTAGTGCTATATTTATAATAATATGGGTAATATTTATTTTAACTTTAAAATTAAAGAGAAATTTGATTAAATTTGTAAATTATGGGATACGATAAAATACCTAGGCAGAAACTGCCTACTTCAAAGAAAACAAAGAAATGGGGAGAAGAATGCGTAGAAGCATTTATTGATCTTTCAAATCAGGGGGTTGGACCCCATGCTAAAAATAGCGATTTAAAAATATTATATGATTATTATAACGGTGTAATTGACGAGGGAGATTACAATTACGTTTTAAAACCTTATGGCAAATCCCGTAAGAACTTTCCTTCTGAAATGCGTAATTATCCTATTATCAAACCCATAATTGATCTCTTGTTAGGTGAAAAATCTAAAAGACCTCTCAATTATACCGTTACAGTACAAAATGCAGATTCTATATCTGAAAAAGAAAATGCAAAACGAGGTTTGATTTTTAAAAATCTACAACAGCATTTTATGCAGGCTGTTCAACAACAAGGGGTAGATATGGGAGCAGATCCTGATCAAGAAATTGAATTACCTCAACATATAGCATCTATGTTTGAACAAACATATGTAGATGCTAGAGCTGCTTTAGGTCAAAAATCAATGAATTATATTCTTCAAGAACAAGAGGTATATGATAAAATTCAAAAAGCATGGTTTCATTATTTAGTTAGTGGAGAAGTTTATACTCATAGAGGAGTTCGTAATAGTGAACCTTTTTATGAAATACTAAATCCTCTTGATGTAGATTATGATTTAGATCCAGATTTAGAATTTGTAGAAGATGGAGACTGGGCGCTTGTACGTAAATATGTACATGCTTCAAGTGTTATTGATGCATACTATGAATCTTTATCAGAACAACAAATTTTAGAGTTAGAAGAGCCAAGACACCAAGAAAATGATATATCATTTTTATATGCTCATCACTCAGGTAAAAATGAAAACACACATAGAAATAGACTTCTAGAAGTTACTACTGTATATTGGAAATCTAGAAAAAGAATTGGTTTTTTAACATATATAGATCCTGAAACAGGAGTTATGGAAGAACAAGAAGTTCAAGATGGATTTAGAATGCCTCAAGAATTAAAAATGGACGGGGCTACTCTAGAATGGTTTTGGGTTAATGAAGTATGGGAAGGAACAAGAATAGATGGGAGAATATTTATAAATATAAATCCTATTCCTAACCAAAGGTTGTCATTAGATAATCCATCCAAATGTAAACTTCCTATTAATGGGAGAAGATATTCTGATGTAAATTCTAGTAATATCTCCCTAGTTAAATTAGGTATACCTTACCAATTAAATTATAATATCTACAAATATAGATTAGAACTAGCTATTGCAAAAAGTAAAGACATTATTGCTTCTTTTGATATTAATATGATTCCTAAAAAATGGGATATGGATAAATTTATGTATTATATGGAAGGTACAGGTATTGCATGGGTAGATTACAATAAAGAAGGAATACAATTAAATCCGCAACATCAATCTGTTATGGATATGTCTATTAAAACTATTGGACAGTATATCCAATTGTTAGAATCTATTTTAGTAGAGTGGGAAAAAATATCTGGTGTAAGTAGACAAAGACAAGGTGAGATTGGGGCTTATGAAGGTAAAGCATCTTCTCAACAAGCTATATTACAATCATCACATATTACTGAAGATTTATTTAGAAAGTTTGAAAGAATGGAGCAAAGAGATTTTCAAGCGTTGCTTGATTATTCTAAAGAAGCTTGGCACACAGGTAAGAAAACAATGTATGTAATGCCTGACGGTACTACAGACTTTTTAGATATAGATTCTTTATCTCATATGGAGTCTAACTATGGAATATTTGTTTCTGATGCAGGTAAGGATCAAGAAAAACTTACAAATCTTAAAGGTCTTACTCAAGCTATGATGCAAAATGGTGCAAAACCATCTACAATAGCTGAGATGTTAGATTCAGATAGTTTCACAGAAATTAAAAAGAATCTTGCAGATGCAGAAAGAGCTCAAGAACAATTAGAGCAAGCTCAACAACAAGCACAGCAAGAAATGCAGCAACAACAATTAGAAGCAGCTCAAATGCAAAAAGAAGCAGAAGCATTAGAGAACGAAAAAGATAGACAAAAAGATATTGAAATTGCTTTAATTAATGCAGAATCTAAAAAAGATCAAGAAGGGTATTCTTTAAATCTTGAAAAAATGATTAAAGATTTTGAATTTAAAAATAGAGAATTAGACCTTAAAGAGCAAGAATTGATGGAAAAAACAAGAGGAAATCAAGCTCAAGAAGAACATACTAAAGATGCAAACCAGGTTAAAAGAGAAGATATTTTAAGTAAGTTAGATATAGCTAGAGAGAATGCTAAACAACGAAAATAGACGAGAATTATTAAATAGAGCAAAAGCAGTACAATTTCCAGGAAGTATTATGGAAGTGTATAGAGCTGCCGAGCAGGGTATAGATCTTTTAGCTGACCATGAAGCTCAGATGCAACAAGAAATGCAAGTTGCAGAAACTCCACAACAGCAAGAACAAGGTTTAAGAGAAGAACACGCGCAAGGTAATACTGATGCTAGTATGGCTTTTCCTAATGTACAGCCTAATCAGTCTTTTAATACAGTAGGTATGAAAGCTCCTATTGATATTCAAAAAGTAGATAATCAAGGACATTTAGTAGAAAGTTATAAAAATGTGCCCCCAGGCATACAAGACTTACCAACTGGTCCATCAGAAGGAACAGTAATAGAATCACCAGCTGCCTATAAAAAGGGGGGAATGAGGAAATGTGGATATACTCAAAAATATCAAACAGGAGGATGGAAAGATTTTGAAAAATCTAGAGTAGGAAAATTTATAGATGCTAAAGGCTTAAGAAGAGATAAAGATCATTTAATGGCAACTGTTGGTGATTATTTTGGATATGAACAAGATGAAGCTAAAGATTTAGCTCTAGATGCTGGAGCTATTATTAATCCTGCTGCAGACTTTGCGCACGCAGCTACAAAAGCTAAAGAAGGAAAATATACAGATGCAGCTTTATATGCAGGATTTGGAATATTACCTTTTAGTGCTGGACCATTAGTAAGAGGAACTAAACAATTATTCGGTAAAGCTAAAAAT